CCCTCCAAGAGGACTGCGCCGTCTTCCGGCGTGTGGACGACGATGTGCGCGCTCATGCTGAGATCTCCTCGTCGACGAGAGCGTGGAAAAGCTCGCTAGAGACGTGGATTCCCTCATCCCTGAGTCTCAGTAGCTCATCTGCACGCCACTGACTGTCGCCGCGTAGGCGACGCGACAGGCATATCTCAGACATCCCGAGGCGCTTCGCAGCGGCTCGCACGCTAAGCTTCTGACGCTTCATCCAATCGCGGACAAGAGTCGAAAGAATCTCTTGGGGGGTCATCGGTGGCCTCCTCGCATATCTGTCTCGGCAAAATGAGCACGCAGCATAAGGGATGACTGCACAGCCGACGCGATCACCGCGAGCGCCCACCAGAGGGAGATTCCGGTTTGGTGGTCGGGTGCCCAGAGTGCGAGGGATAGGATGAGTGAGACCGTGAGTAGCGTGATAGCGAGAGATAGGCGCATGTGCTGGCCAAATTGTGAGAGCGCGGGTTTCATCGGTCATATCTCCAGATCTACGTGGGAGGCCATGAGGATGATGACGCCGCTGTCTTTGTCTCGGATTGCGTAGTCATCGCCGAGGTCTTGTGTGTCGAGGTCGACAACCTCGCAATCGGGGATTGGGAGGGTCATGCTGCGTCACCCCCGCGAGTTAGGGCTGCCGTTGTGAGGCTTTCTTCGGCGCGGCGGTAGATTTCGGCGGCGGGGACGTGGAGTAGCTTGCCGATTGCGAAGAGATCTACGACCGTGATGGCGATTCTCCCGTTGAGTTTTTGGGAGACTGTTTGTTTGGTGTAGCCGAGGTGCTCGGCGATTGCGGTTCCTGCGAGGCGTTGTCGTGCGGCCTCGGCGCGGACTTCGCTGGCGAGGGCCTCTTCGATGCCTGCTGTAATTACTGCACCCATGTGGGCAATAGTATGCAGTAATTACTGCATCGTCAAGTCTTGCCATAATTAATGCATGTGTGGCACTATTTGAGGCATGGGAAAACGCCCTCTTGAAGTTGCTCCGGAAGCCGCCGAATTGGCTTCATTGCTTAATATCCGGTTTACGGAGGCTGGCTTTTCGCAGGCTCGAATTTCTCGTGAACTTTCGATTTCGCGGCCGCGTGTCGCAGCCATTTTGGACGCTTCGAGCGCGATGACCGTCTCTGAGCTTTTACAGCTGTCCGCACTGCTTGAATTGGATCCAGGGCAGCTGCTTGCAGAGGCTGAGGCTAGGGCGCAGTCAAATTTAGATGCAGATATCACGCTGCCTGACGATTGGGAGGTCACTCTCGCAGCGCGGCGCGTGGAGGATTCTCCGGAGGCGCGCGAGGCCGCTTTTCTTGATTCTCTTGGCGAGGAGTCTCAGGAGTAGGAGCAGCGTGTGGGTCATAATGGGGCGATGAGCGTTAAAGCCTTTGAGCCACAAGCATTTGAGCGTGCTGTTGTTGACGTTTTACGTCTTGAAATGCAGCGTAAAAATGTGTCGCGTCGCACGCTTTCAGAGCTTTCAGGCGTGTCTAAATCGCGTGTGATCCGTCTTCTGGCTGACGGTGGCCCCACCGCTCCGGTGACAATCACCGTCCTGGACTCTTTTTGTCAGGCGCTCGGTATCAGGCTTTCTGCGCTTCTCGCCGAGGCTGAGGCGCAGCGTGTGGGTCATAGTGAAGGCTATGAGCGTTAAAGCCTTTGACCCAGAGTGTCTACGTATGGAACTGTTTAGAACATGGGACGCAAACCTTTGGAACCCGGACTCACTTCTATGGCGGTAGTAGACCTGTACATCAAGGCCAAAGAGGCGCAGGGGATCAGCTTCAGGGCATTATCCGAGCGCAGCGGTGTTAATCGCATCCGGCTTCAGCGTTGCTTTAACCTTGAACAGCCGTTTTATGTAGATGAGCTAGTTGCTGTAGCGCGTGCTCTTAATTTGGTGGCCTGGAAAGTACTCAGGGAAGCGGCGGCCCTCGACTCCCTGGGTGAAGAATCACAAGACAACTAAAACTGCACGCAAGTGCCAGTGTCTGGGTTTAGCCTCGGCAGATGCTGGATTTATTCAAGGAAGGCGGAGGCGCAACCCACCTGCGTGGCCCGGTGGATCCATACCAGCTCGCCGAAGCGCTGGGGGTGCCGGTGCTGTACACCCGTAGACTCACCGGGTCGCTCGGCGTGACCGACGGTAAGAAAGTCTGGCTTCGGCGTGGGCTGACACGGGCAGTGGAGCGCTCCACCCTCGCCCATGAGCTTGCCCATATTCTGCTCGGGCACACTTCGTGCCAGGATGGGCGGGGAGAAGCCAGGGCAGACCGCCTGGCGGCGCGTCTGCTCGTAAGCCTCGGGGAGGTGGAGAGGGAGCTGCGGCGCTGTGACTCTATGGAAGACCTGGCTGAGGCTCTCGGGGTGGACGTGCGTATGGCCAGGACAGCCGTCGGGATACTGTGCCATAGATCAGATGAAATAGGTTATAACCTATATTGACACTACACCGCGCTCGCGGTCGTATGGCCTCAAAAACGGTACCATAGCGGTACCAGCTCAGTTGCAGTTCCCAAAAACCCCGGTTTTCCAACGAACGGCATCAGTTCCCCCCATCTCCACAAGTAGTCCCCGAACTTCGTTGAAGTTCCGGGACTTTTCCTTTGTTTCCAACGGTTTGCGGGGATTGGTGTTGAGTGCAGGAGTGAGCAGGAGTTAGCATTAGTGAGCACAAAAAAGCCCCCAATACGCCCCCACCAACGCCCCCAGTGGCGCCCCCACCCAAGGAGACCCGATGGCTAAAAAATTGCCCGCTGGAATCGAATGGGATTCGACCCGGTCGAAATACAGAGTCTCGGTCTATGTGAACGGGAAAAGATATCGTCTAGGCCGATTTGATACGCTGACGGACGCGAAAGCCGCTGCGACGATCGCGAAGGCTGACATCGCGCGAGGAATCTTCATCCCACCGTCTCAGCGCAGGGCTGACGCGAAGCTTCAAGCCGCCGAGACAGGCAAAGACCTAATCACTGTCTCTCAGCTCGCCGATGACTGGATGAGGGATCTAGCCGAGCAGGTAGAGTCGGGGATGAGGAAGCAGTCGACGCTGCGAGAATACAAGAGTGTCCTCGACCTCCATGTCCTCCCCGCGCTTGGCTCGCATCGCGTCCGCGATCTCACGCCCCAAGACGTACAGGCCCTCGCGGATAAAGCGAGGACTCCCGCAGTGAGGACGAAGATCATCGCGAATCTTCGTCGCCTGTCGAATCTTGCGATCGAGCGTGAGATCATCACGGTCTCGCCTGTCAAGCTCAAGCAATCTAAGCCAAAGTCGTCGGCGCTTGGGGTAGGGCAGATCGCATCGCCCCAGCAGGTCGCTGCCCTGGCAGAAGCGATGCCAGTGCAACTGAGGCTTTCCGTGCTCCTCGCGGCTTGGTGCTCGCTGCGGCAGGGAGAGACTCTCGGCCTCCAGAGAGGAGACTTCATAGACCTCGAGGGGAAGAATCCCCGTCTTCGCGTGGCGAGGCAGTGGAACCAGAAGACCACGCCTCCCGGATACACGTCCCCGAAGAATGGGCAGGCGCGAATGGTCGCGCTGCCTCACGCTTTGATCCCCGCGATCCGCGAGCATCTCGATATGTACGTGGGGAAGAAAGCATCGTCGCCGATCTTCCCCTCTCCCTACGATCCGAGCAAGCCTCTCTCACAGACTAATCACAACCTCGTCTGGAACCGCGCCCGCGAAGCCGTCGGACTACCCGCTTTCCGCTTTCACGACCTCCGACACACAGGCCTCACTCTCTACGCGCAGCAGGGAGCGACCCTCGCCGAGATCATGGAAAGAGGCGGACATAGTGACGTCGAGGTAGCCATGAGATATCAGCATGCCGCCGAAGATAGAGCGAGGAGACTCGCAGACTCCCTACCCGTCGAGCTATAAGAAAAGATCCCGGCCAGCATGGATGCTGGCCGGGACCATCTTCTTCATGTCTCACTCGCGGGGAGCTTTCCCGCGTCCGCGCTCGCGGACGTGCTACCCGTGTAGGTGTAGATCGCGCCCAGAAAGCGTTGTCAGCCCCCTACCCAAAAAGTGGGTGGGGCTATTTATCTCACAGGGGCATCAGGCGACAACCTGCAGCGCCTCCTTAGAGAGGTATTGGAAGCTTTGGGGTGCTGTTTTCACGTCGATATCGCGTAAAGTGCGCGGTTGCTCACATCGAAATGCTCTCTTAATAAGGATCCCCGTGGCTGATTCACGGCCCTCGTAGTAGGAGAAGAAGAGATCTTTTTCAATGATCCCTTGGTCTCCGTATTGTTCCCACAGGGCGCTGGGAGAAAGCTCAACCTGCTTGTCAATCTCGAAGTATCCGAGGATTTTTTGATCGGGAACGGTGGAGTAGACAACGACGTGTGAGACATCGGAGGCGAGAGGGCGCTTGCGAAATTCGATGGTCTTGCGACCATCGAGGATCGCGTGAGCGTAGCGGGGGTGGATTGACATCAGGACTACACGTTGAGCTTTTTTCGTAGTCATTGGACACCTTCCTCTTTGACGCTTTCGATGCTTTGAGCAGGACTTGAGTCAACGCGCCCGCGTGCGCGCCCGCGGAGCCACTGATCGATCGTCGTTTCTTCCCATCCGCGGATTTGCCCGCTCGGAGAGTGGATAATCGCGTCAGGCTCGGGCAGCATGCCCTTGAAAATATAGGATTTGATCGTGTTGACAGTGAGGCCGGATTTTTCGGCGATCGCGCTGACTCCCATATACATGCGTGTCATAGGGTACTCCTAGTCTTCGACGCCCACGATATACGTGGGGATGTCCGAGACCTGCAGGATCAACGCGGCCTGCGCGACGGCCATCCGGTAGGTCGACAGCGGAAGCAGCTGGCTCCAGTACGGCTCGAGCGTCTCGTAATCGTCTTGCCGTAGATAGCTTCGCAGCTGCAGTGGCTCTCCGGTTTCCGGCTTTTCCCCGTCTGCTGGGTCGGTTAGGTCGTCGATAAGGTTGAGGAAATCGTCTTCCAGCCCTCCAATTGCCATATGCGTCACGATCGGATCGAAAGGTTCGGTCTTTCCGGTCTCCCACGATCGGATCGAAGCTTCGGCGACATCAAGGATTTCCGCGAGCTCGCGCCGAGACAGGCCGAGACCCTCGCGCCTCGTGCGGATCCCCGCGGGAGTTAATGGGTTCAGCAATGGTGCTCCTTTCAAGAGAAGGCCCTCCCGGCGAGGGGAGGGCCTCTTCTGTGGTTCCTTTCTGTCAGTCCTCTTCGAGCTGCTTCTTCAGCTCATCGATGACCTTCTGGACCGCTGCGTCCGGAGTGCGGGTCTTCGGACCGTGCTCGCCTGCGAACATCTCCTCCGGCCATTCGCTGCGGGGGATGAACTTTTCAACCATCGGCCAGTCAGAGGTGTTGTTCGTGCTGTAGGAGTCGCGACCGATCTGGATCACGAATTCGGCCTTGATCTCTCCGTCGAAGATCTCGGCACCGAAAAGGGCGGTGATGGTCTCCTCCTCATCGGTGCTCAGGTCGGCGATGAGATCGCAATCTTCGTAGATGTAGGGGGCCTTTTCCCAGTTGAAGCTCGACATTTGATTATCTCCTTTTCAGGTATATCGGGGGACTATCCCAACCGATCGGGCTGTCGAAGGGGTCATTCCCTGTCGACAAAAATAGAATACACCGCTAGAGGTGTATGTATAAACCTATTTCCTGCCTAATTCGTATGATGTGCGTCACACATGGGGAAGAGAGTCCTCAGCACGCACGACTAATAAAAGAAGCCTCGGATATATGAGAGAGAAGCCGAGCGACAGTCTCCCTCTCGACAGCAAGAGGAAGCCCTCGGCGTATCCAGATTCGCCTGCCGTCAGTCACGCCTAAAGACTTAGAGACGGTGTCTGTTCGGATGATAGGGATATCAAGATCGATGGCGATCTGGTAAGGCAGGAGCGAACTTTCGTCAGCCTTTTCTAGCAGCCCTGCCAGAGCGGGGGGGGGCATCCATTAAGCATATTTGCAGGTTAGCACCAGCAAGCCTCAAGACAAAAATGAATCCTAATCAACAACATGTGACCTGTCCCATGGTACAAAAAAGCCGCGCGCACCCAGCGCGCAGCAAGACGCAGAGACTATTTAAGGTCCGCAGCCTCCACAGAAGCCGTCGCCTCCTCGGCAGAGGGCGCAGGCATGTCCTCGACAGGGGACAGTCCCATATTCGCGCGCAGGCGCGCCTCAGCCAAAGAGAGGACCTCGCTACCGGTCGAGCCGAGAGCGACAGCCAGGGCATCCATCTCACCGAGTGTCACGCCCGGAGACTCGAGGCGGAAAATCCGGCCCGAGCGGTTGTGACCAATCCTCGCCGCGATCGCGACTTGTGCGCGCGACACGCCGGAGGCGTCGATCATTTCTTGAAGCACTTTGACAACCTCGACATCTAAAGGTTGCAGTGTTTTTGCTGCGTGTGGCATGCCCCAAATCGTACCCACTTGGGGCCACGCCTGTAAAGCCAATTGACATAGTGACCCACTTGGGTCCAAGATTGACGACATGAGACCAGACCCACTTAGGTCAGAAAAACTGACCGCAGCCCTCGCGGCACACGTGAAAAAAAAGATCCAAGACTCAACGATGAGCATCAATCAAGTCGCCAAGATCATTGGTATCTCAAGGCAAACGCTCCACACCAAACTCGCAGGTCGCAGCGAATTTACCCCATCGCAACTCGCAGCGCTCGCGGCCCTTTTCGGACTGAAAGGGTCAACGTTGCTGAGGCAAGCAGAGAGCGAGATCACAGCGACACGCCAAGGAGAAGAAACCGATGAATGAAGCCATCAACACCCACAAGACAAATCTTCGCGACGAAGTCACCGAGATCATCGAGACCGACAACCCACGCGATCTCATCGAGGCCTCCCTCGCAATGTGCATCCAGCACGTGACAGTCACTATCGGACTCTTGGGATCCCCAGTCGCAGTGATGACACTGCCCGCCACCATCATCCAATCCACACAGAAACAGCTTCTCGAAGCCCAACTCGCGCTAGTCGCCGAACTGCAAAACCTCACGCAGCGCGCAGCAAACGGACTGACCACACGCAGCGACAACTCCAAGGGAGCCTCAAAATGACCCCCAAATACGTCTCCCCACAGCAAGCCGCAGAACTGACATCGCTGTCAGTCTGGACCATCCGACGCCGCATCGCAGACGGCCAAATCCGCAACTGCCGCCGAACCGGAAAACGAATCCTCATCCCCATCGACCAACTCGACCGAATCGGACGCCCCATGACGACCGCACAATCCCTGAGAGGAACCGCAGCATGACCCTCCCAGTCCCCAACTGCGAGACCGTCGACCTCGACACTCCCGAGCTTGGCGACGACTACGCGATCCAAGACAAAGACAGCGGCGTCATCCTCCTCATGGCCTCCCACGTAGATCTGGAGAAGTGACCTCATGAAAAATCAGCTTTCCCCGCTTGCGCAGTTCCTGAAATTGGCAATCGCGATCGCGCTTCTTTCGATTTCGCTGCTCCTAGCGTTTGCGCTCTGGGCGCCAGATCACGAAGACGGGATTTCCCTTTGGTGGGGATTCGCAGACATCGCGTGCGCGGTGCAGGGCTGTCTCATGATCCGTGGCTTCTTCGACGGTAGAGATTTTTAGGAGATCGACGATGAGTCCGAATCAGGTTCTTTCAATCCTTGTTCGCGATTGGATGAAGCGTCAGAAGCTCTGCACGCGGGCCGCTGCGAAGCGTCTCGGGATGGCAGAGATGAGCCTTTGGCGTCGCCTCCACGGTCATCGCCAGTGGCGCGCTGACGAGCTTCTACGCCTGTGCGATGAGGGGATCCATGTTTCTAGCGAGCTTTTCCATGCTCTCGTAGATGAGGAGGTCTCAGCATGAGCGAGCAGAAGAGCGTCGGAGAGTGGATGGAGGACGCGCTATGCAGGCGTCTTGGCCTGCCGACTGACATTTTTTTCGAGGGGCCGATGTACGACCCCATCACCGCCAAGCAGGCGTGCAGGAATTGCCCGGTCTGCCGCGAGTGTCTCGAGTACCAGCTCCGCTATGAGATGCGCGGGACTGCGCAGACTGCGGGGATTTTTGGAGGTCTCACAGCGTATCAGCGAGGCCCGCTAATTAAGCGGCTCCGGAAAGCAATGAAAGAAGCCAGAAAGGAAAAGCGCTCATGAGCCGCGGAAAAGTCTACATCTCAGGACCTATAACAGGGATCGACTTCGGGAATCGCTTCGCTTTCATGTGCGCACGCAGCGCGCTGGAGCTGTGCGGCTACGAGGCCGTCGATCCGAGCAAGGTACAGCTCGACGACGAAGCCTCGTGGGCTGATTACATGAAGGCTGATCTGAAGCTTCTGCTCGATTGCGATTACATCTACATGCTCGAGGGCTGGGAAGACTCCAAGGGAGCGCGCATCGAGCGCGAGCTCGCAGAAAATCTCGGGATCAAGGAAATCGACGTCGACCAAGAGCGCGAGCGGATCAAGAAGCGCGCGGCTGAGAAGGACATCGACGTCGGTGCCTATTACAACCTGCAGATCACGATGAGCTTCGCAGACATCGCGAAGCGTCTTACCTCGGCCATCGAGCGTTTTGAGGAGGAGGAAGCCCAGTGAGCGGAGAAACCGTCATTACGATCGTCGGAAATTTGACCGCTGATCCGGAGCTGCGTTGGACGCAGAGCGGAAGCCCGGTGGCTTCGTTCACGATCGCGTCTACCCCGCGGTCTTTTGATCGTCAGTCGGGCGAGTGGAAGGACGGGGAGACCCTGTTCATGCGCTGCACTGCTTGGCGCGAAATGGCTGAGAACATCGCCGAGAGCCTTCGCAAGGGCATGCGGACTGTGGTTCGTGGACGTCTTGTGCAGCGGTCTTTCGAGACCCGTGAGGGCGATCGTCGCACTGTCGTCGAGCTTCAAGCCGACGAGGTAGCTGCCTCGCTGCGTCATGCGCGGGCGCAGGTCACGCGCGCTGGAGGCCAAGGCCATCAGGGACAGCCTGTCGCGGTCTCTGGCTTCGCTCCCGCTTCCGGGGAGCAGGAATCTTCTACCGGCTCGGATCCGTGGGCAGAAACTCTGATGCCTTCCGATCCTCCTTTCTAAGCGCGAAGGAGCGCAGACACATGATCGAGACCCTTTATCTAGTCATCCCTAAATCGCAGTGGATCACAGCGAATCTGCGATTGCATCCGATGGCTCGCGCGAAGCGCGTGCGCGCGCTGCGCAGGCGCACAGCGATCGAGGCACGCAAGTCAGCGATCTTCTCTTTCAAGGGGCAAGTGCGGATCACGGCGAAGATCTACGCGCGGTCAGCGCGTCGCTTCGACCCGAATAATGCTGCTGACACGACGAAAGCGATGGTCGACGGCCTACGCGATGCGGGCGTTCTCGTCGATGACGATCACACTCATGTGATCGGGCCTGATCACAGGTGGGATGGCGTCGACCGGGATCTGCCTGTTGGCGCTCACGCGATCGAGCTGATCATCACTGAGGCAGGCAGCGATGACTAAAAAGACTGATCGCCTCTGCCCGGAGTGCGGAGAGAAAGTCGGCGCGGGGATCGTCAGGCATCCCCGGTGCTTTCAAGACGCGCTCGAGAAGCGGCTCGGCCCGGTGCCCAAGGCAAAGCTCGTGCCAGGGCGGATGTACCTACTGAACGGGGGACGGAGGTGAGGCAGGTGGAAGTGAAACGTGACCCACGCGCTCCCAAGATTTGCGAATCGTGCGGGGGCGTGATCAATCCAATCACAGGCGAGTGCAGATGCAGCGACTGAATCGGCAGATAAAGAAAAGGAAGGAGGGATAAAGATGGCATGGGTCCGAGTCGGCGACGATGCTTTCACTCATCCGCGTCTTATGGGCGTGTATGACGTCGAGGAAGCGAAGTCGATCCCGCTCCATGAAGTCTTTGGCTTCCTCCTTTCTCTCGCTGCGTACTCCGCGAAGCACCTGACAGACGGAATCATCGAGCGTGGAGCTGTCTATACGGTCGGGTCTCCCGATCGCGTCTCGAAGCTCCTCGATGTGTGCCTGCAGGCAGGGTTAATCCAGTGGGTCGAGGTGAAGGGCAAGCGGAAGCTCCAGCTTTTCACGGATGAGGAGTTCATCCACATCCGCAGTCGTGAGGAAGTCATGGCTCAGCGTGCGCGCTCTCGAGAAAATCGCGATCCGCGCCTCAAGAGCGCAGTGCTCCACCGCGACGGCGACACTTGCCGCTACTGCGGGAAAATCGTGCGCTGGACAGGCCCGATCGGCTACAACGTCGGCACTCTCGACCACGTCGATCCGACGTCTGTCGGCTCCGTATCCGTCGACGGCCTCCTCGTCGCTTGCCATCACTGCAATAGCAGCAGGCAGGCCGCGCGAGAAGACTTTGACACCCAGAATCCACCTCTGCCTGTCCCTGCCACTCCTTATTACAGCCAGTGGACAGCGGACTTCCTCAACCGCAACGGCTACACAGTGCGTCCCTCTGCTGAACCACCGACGCCGATCTCCTCAGACACGCAGACGTGCTGCGTAGTCCCGGGAGACGCGCCGAGTGTCGATCGCAGGGGCGCAGCAGAGCATGCGCGCGATGCATCGAGGGTAGATCTCGGCGGGATTGATCATCCCGCGTCCGGCGATCCTCTCGATGAAGCGATGCCAGCTCCAGCTGACGCTCGAGGGATTGATCTCGGCGGGACAGGCCATCCCGCGTCCGGCGATCTCCCCCGAGCCAGCAAGCCGCACACCAAGAAGTCCGAACCTAGTCCGAACCTAGTCCGAACTAAGTCCGAACCCGTATTCGCCGCAGAAGGGTCTCAAGGGGGACTCTCTCGGGTCGGGTCGGGTCGGACAGGGAAGAGACCGGGTAGGGCAGGAACCGGGCAGGAACCGGGCAGGAACCGGGACGGGGAAGCCCAGCCTTCCCCACAGCGCAAACCAAGACGGAAGAGACGCAGTAAGAGGAGTGACCTCTAATGGGTGAGTTCTGCCCAATTACGGGAGAGCCTTTGCAGCCAGGGCAGACGGTTAGCAGGGGCGCAGTACGGAAATTCCACACCTACATCAAGACGCTTCCTTCCCTCATGGCTGACGTTGATTACGCGATCGCGGCAGCTCGAGGAGAAGGCGGATGCACGCAGGCATGCATGCCTAAAGCTCCGATTAATCTCGCGCTTCTTGACGAAGCTCAAGAGATGACCGACGCGATCAATACATGGGCAGTCGAGTGGCTGACGCATCTGTCGGGGGAGGTTCCTCGAATCTTCGTCGCAGGGGATTGGACCTTCATCGCGAGGATCTTCGCCTGTCAAGAGGGGAAGATCTCCCGCTGGGAAGATGCTCCTGCTTGTATCGACGAGATCATCTACGTGCTCGATCGCCTTGAGTATCTGATCTCGAAGCCTTCACCGACCGAGAAGATCATGATCCGCTGCAGCGATTGCCTTGTCTTCTACTCCGTACCGGCATCGAAGCTCGTGAGCCGATGCCCATCCTGCGGGGCGCAGGTGGATACGAGCGAAGGTCGCGATCGTTGTCTCGAGGCCCTTTATGACGTTCCTGTGTCTCTTGGCGAGGCCGTCCTAGCGTGCCGACTCTACGGAGTCTTCTTGAAGATCGAGACTGTTCGTTCGTGGGTAAAGCGCGGGCGCCTAGCCGCGAGCGCGGAGACGTCGACCGGGAAGGGCCTTTTTACCCCGCGGTCGGTTGTCGAGGCTTCTTTGGAGAGGGGCAGATGAGATGGAGTACGGGGAGCGTGATCTTCTTCAGGAGCAGGGGCCGATTATTCCGCTGCGTTTTTCGTATGCGGTGGAGCATCCGGGCGGGGATGTGGTCGAGTGGTTTTGGGAGGGGCCGATGGTTCGTGGGCGTGCGCTTGATCTTTTGGATCAGTTGTGGGCGTTTGAGATGGCTGTGCGGTATGAGGCGCGGCGTGTGGAGCGTGTGGAGCAGTTGGCGTTTAAGAGGTTTCAGAAAGCGAGGAAGACATGGTAGATATGACGGCGTGGGCGGAGCTTCGGGAGTCTCTTCGTGAGGCGTTGGATGCTTTGGAGAATGCGAAGGAGCTGATCCCTTGGGAGGACGCGCACCTTTGCCCGGAGCGTGTTTCGCTGCGTTTGCGCAGCGCGTCGGGGCAAGTACGAGAGGCGTTCGCTCTTGTTGGGGATGTTCTGAGGGGAGGCGATGAGGAGTGAGTCCAGATCTCGAGCAGTGTGTTGGCCCGGGCGGCTGGGTCAAGTTTTTAGAGTCTTTGGTTGGCCGGGATGGGGAGCCGCTGTTTCATATTCTCGTGCCTCCTAGTAAGAGAGTCGGGGAGGGGTCTTTTAATCTGCGCGGAACAGAATTGGTCCTTGACTCGGTTTGTGAGGCAGGTGAGCTGGGATGAGGGCTAACTTCAGGGTCTTTATGCGGATGGGTCGTGCTTTCGCGGATGAGTGGTTCCGGTTCTGGGATCGTATGGATGACCTCATTGATCTCGGCGCCGATGTTTGGAACGCTGCGATGGATAAGATTCTCGACGGTCTCGATTGGATGACTGACGTGATCGCTCAGGCAGCTTTAGCGGTAGGATCGCTCGGCGCGGATCTAGCGCGAACAACATGGGAATTAGTGCGTTTGCGCGTTGACAAACCTGATGCACCGCGCTAGTTTGATATCGTAGCGTTACAGCTGTGGAAGGGTCGTCTCGAGAGATAACGAGACGGCCTTTTCTCATACCCTCCGGGGTCCTCCCGCTTAGGTGGGGGGTGGTCTTTTTGGGTAGGGGTCTCCACAATACCCCGGGGGGTGACGCTGCGTTAGACGCCCGCCGATGCGCGGGCTCGCAAGCCATACTATCGAAGCCGCAAGCCTTCCGACAGGAGACGGGAGGGGGCAGACATGTCACGCACGGGCACAGCTCAATACTTCCACTGGCGGAAGCGGGTACTCACCGAGGCGAAGAATCGCGGCGTGACTCACTGTCCGTTCTGTCATTGCCTTCTCGATTACGAGCGGACCCGGCTTCCAAACTCTGCCGAGCCGGATCACATTCTTCCTGTCCGCTGGGGCGGAAAGAATACGCTTGATAATGGGCGCGTGATCTGTCGCCGATGCAATCAATCGCGCGGATCTAACGTCGCGCCGAAGCTTTCCGAGCCGCGACGATCGTCGGTTGATGTCGATTGGTAATCAATCTCGAGCCTTTTTAAGGCTTTTCGCGAAAAACGCGGTTGTTGGAAACGTTGGAATTTCGCGGTTTTGGGGGCACCACCCCCTCCCCCCACTCTGGACTAGCGCCCACGAGGTATAGCGAGATACCCCCCCGTTATTTTGGGCCTTGACCTTGAAAACAGGTCGGAGGGCCTGAACGGTCGGTAGGGGATCGCGTGGGGCGCCTACGGGGTATCTGATGGTAGCGCTCACGGTCTTTTGGCTTAAATACAGGGGAATCGGGGTGTTTTGGGTTGGCGAAGAAGAAAAAGACAGACGACTCGAAGCCTGCTTTCGATCCCCAAGAAGCCCGGCTTCGCCTCCTCGAAACGACCCTTGTCTCGATCGAATACGCCGATGCGGGCCAGCGCGCTCCGCTCGTGCGCGAGGCTAGGGCGCTCATCACCGACATCGCAGGCGTGCAGAAACCACAGGCAGGAGCAGAAACGGTAGCGGAGGAGGGCAGCGCTGTTGTCAACTTCCAAGCTCGATTGGCGCAACAGCGATCAGGATCCTCGGCTCCGCGTCGCCGACGGACGTCGGGCTAAAAGCTTCGGGCAACTCGCGGGCGACTTCGCATCCCAATTTGGCCTGACTCCCGACGCTTGGCAGGATCTTGTGCTCGAGGATTGGCTCGCAGCCAATGGCCGGGATGAGTGGAAACATCCGATCGCAGGTCTGTCGCTTTCTCGGCAGAATGGCAAGAATGCGCTTTTGGAGATGCGTGAGCTTTTCGGCCTCGTCCTCCTCGGCGAGAATATCCTCCACTCCGCTCACGAGGTGAAGACCGCTCAGGCCCACTACCGGCGCTTCAAAGAGTTTTTCGGCGTCAAAGCCAACGATGAAAACGCGCGGTATCCGGAACTGAACGCGATGGTCGAGCAAGTGCGAAACGTCAACGGGCAAGAGGCCATCATCCTCAAGAATGACCCTGAAAAGGGCTGGCACGGAGGAAGCCTCCGAGTTATCGCACGATCCAAGTCATCTGGCCGTGGTTTCACCGCCGACTTGATCGTATTGGACGAGGCGCAGGAATTGACCGAGGACGCTCTCGAAGCTTTGACGTCGACAGGTTCTGCAGGTCACCTCGGGAATTCGCAGGTCATCTACACAGGTACCGTGCCAGGCCCTAATGCCAACGGCGCGATCTTTGCTCGCATCCGCGATCAAGCTTTATCGGATCATCCCGGCGCGATGTGCTGGCATGAGTGGAGTCCCGATCCAGACGCTCCGGTGAATCTCGATGACGTCGAGCTGTGGAAGGCCACGAATCCGGGCTTCGTTGCAGGCCGTATCAAGAAAGCTTTCATCGAGCTAGAGCGACAAACGCTTTCTGACGAGGGCTTTGCTCGCGAGCGTCTTGGGATGTGGCCTGCGCACGCGGGAGCTTCTCGAGCGATCGACCCCACGACATGGACCGCGTCCACAGCCGATGCTCCCGCCGATGGCATCCGCAGTTTCGCTGTTGCTTTTAGCGCGGACGGTAAGCGACAGGCCTTAGCTGGAGCCTTGAAGACCGGCAAGGGCTTGGATACGAAATTCCATATCAACGTCATCGATACCTATACAGGTGCGACCGACGACGGAGTTTCGGCTGTGGCCTCGTGGCTCGCCGAGCGTAAAGACCGAGCCGCGCAGATCAATATCGTCGGCGGCTCTGGTGCGCTTGCGCTCGCGGATGCTTTGGAGGCCCGCGGAGTGTCGAAGCGACTCGTCCACATAATGACGACCAAAGAGTATTTCCAGTCTTGCTCGCTGCTCTTCGAGGGTCTGCGAGACGGGCGGATCACGCATCCCGAGGGCGACCCCGAAGACGCACTCAACAGCTCCGTGGCCGTCTGCGATAAGAAGATCCGTTCGCGCGATGGCTCGTGGGGATGGGAAGCCTCCACTCCAGACGGAGATGACACACCTCTCGAGGCAGCATCTGCAGCCGTCTTGGCTGCGAAAACAACGAAACGTCGACCCGGTAAGAAAGCGAGGGCTTTGTGACAGCGAATAAGTTTATGATCGCGACTCCCGTCGCTTTTCAGACCCCGAACGTGCTAGGGCTCACGGGCCCGGAACTCGAAGCTCTCGGCCAGCTGATCGAGCTGTGGCGTGTGAAGCAGCCACGGAACCGACTCCGACAGGCATATCTCGACGGGATCGTCCGTCCAGACAATCTGAATATCGCGGTCCCGGACGACATGGTCGAGCAGCTTGGAGCGGTCATCGGATGGCCGCGGAAAGTGGTCTTCGGTCTGTCGGATCTCTTGATCTGGGACGGCGTGACCGCAGCCGGGGGCGAAGAAAATCCTTTCGGCATCAATGATCTCTTGGCCGAGACGTCTTTCGATCTTGAGATCGCCCAGACGATCCCCTCCAGTCTCACGCACTCCGTCGCTTTCCTGACCCTACGCCAGGGCGTAGGACCGGGCGAGCCTCCCGTGATCATTCAGGGACATTCTGCGGATTGGGCGACCGGCTTGTGGGATCGCGTCCGTCGACGTCTTTCCTACGGTCTGACGATCGATGACGTTGACGACGCTGGGCGACCGACGCGCATGACGCTTTATACGGTTGATTCGACCTACGTCCTTGTGCCCTTCCCGGATGGTCATTGGGAGGTTGTGCATGCCGAGCTTCATGGCATCGGCGCGCCGATGATGGAGGCTTTGCCTTTCGAGCCTTCCCTCGATCGACCGATGGGGCGCTCGCGGATCTCGCGCGACGTCATGAGCATCACCCAGCGCGCGATGCGCACAGTACTGCGTGAGGAGCTTGCGACGGAGCTTTTCACCGCTCCGGGAATCCTCCTCTCAGGAGTCGACTCCGACCTGATTGATGATCTTCGTTCGTGGGACTGGAAGCTAGGGACGGTCAAGACGATCTCCAACGGCGAGGAGCCGGAAGGCCCGAAGGTCACTGTCCTCCCTCAGCAGTCTTCGCAGCCTTTCACCGAACAGATGCGAGCCTTGGCGACTGAACTCGCGGGCGTGTCTTGCCTCCCAGTCTCGTCTCTCGGCGTCGTCCAAGACAATCCCTCCTCAGCGGAAGCTCTCTACGCGGCCAAAGAGGAATTGGTCATCAAGGCCAAGAATGCTCAGCGTGTATATGACGGAGCGCTCAGCCGTATTTATATGCACGCGGTGATGCTCAGGGACGGTCTTGACGAGGCACCGGATGGTATCCGCACTTTGGCGACGCGCTGGGGGGATCCGGCTCATCCGTCGATCGTCTCCCAGTCGGATGCGATCGTGAAGCAGGTCGCGGCGATGCCCTGGCTCGCGTCCTCGCCTGTGATTCTTGAGGAGCTGGGTTATAGCTCGTCTCAGATCGCGCGCCTCATGTCGGATAAGCGTCGCGCTGAGGCCTCGGGGCTGCTTGAGCGTCTCCAATCCGCGCGATCGGCGAGCGTGGCTGAATCGCTCGAAGACAAGTAAAAGAGGAGTGAGGCGCTGTGGATTTCCTCGACGTCCAGAAACTAGCCGACGCGAACCGCAGCGCCTCGCGCCTCGCTTCCAGTCGCGTCGCAGAGCTGTGGGAGAGCCTTGACGGCCTCGACGAGGACATGCTGCGCGACGTCTTGGACGAGCTTTTCCCACGCCTCGTCGAAGAACAAGCCCAACTCGCGGCCTCGGCGACGCTCGAGTGGTATGAGGACGCGCGATCGGCTGCAGGCATCAAGGAAGCTTACTCTCCGGAGATGCCCGCAGAGCTAATCGATTACTCGAGGACTAGCAAGGTCGTCGAGGAGGCTGTCAGCGCGATCGCGCAGCGCGGACGCCTCGCAGCGGTGGGCATCCTCCAACGCCGAGCCAAGCAGCTCGTCAGCTCCGCAGCGCGCGAAACCGGCCTGCACGCAGCGCGCCACGACCCAGCCAAACCGCGATATGCCCGCGTACCCGCAGGAGCGACAACCTGCGCTTGGTGCCTCATGTGGGCAGGGCGAGGATTCGTCTACAAGAGCGAAGAAACCGCGCAGTTCACGCGCTCCCACGCCGACTGCGACTGCCAAATCGTCCCTTCATGGTCCAATAAACCAATCATTCACGGGTATGACCCGAGCGAATTTGAGGCCATGTACAAGGCGGCACGCGATGAACTAATCGATCAAGGCTTTGCCGCCCTCACAGATGATGTGCACTCTCTTACCGCTGCTATTCGCCTTCTTTACGGCGATAGCGTTAGCGATGGCTATAAGAAGCCATGTATTAGCGAAAACGGGTTCTATCGCCTCGCAGACGGAAGCGAGCTGAAGTTCGGCCCACGAGGCGTGAGAACAACGCAGGCGGTGATTGATCACATTCTCCAAGGGACAACAAAAGCAAATGGGAAGCGCACGGGCGGACACTCATACAGGCAGGTAGAGCGCGAAATGAGGCCAGGACAAATCGCCTTCCCAAGAACCTGGAGCGACACAGACATTATCAGGGCCGCGTTTCTAACAATTACCAATCCGACGTCTCTTAGGGTCACGCAACAAGGGCGCCGAATTTACGCATACAGCACAGTTAATGGAGTGCAAGTGGCTACGCAGATAAGCGTGAGAGGCAAACACGCGACAAAGGGCGCAACAATCACTACACATCCCATTGGAGGCGTAGGCGTACTTCGCGCATCAAATGGTAAATTGACACCAGTTGAGTGAGGGATTGATCATGACTGAGGCAATGTATACGGTCGAAGACCTTATCAAATATGCAGACAGTATCCTTCCTAATCCCGTTCTCGAAGATGAGGAGAGTAAGTTCCTTCTTGAAATAGCCGAGGACGAATCGCTCACGATGAAAATTATCGGAGAGCTCACTATTTACGGAGCAGACATCCCGGAAAAATTAATCGACGGCCTTGTACGGGGGTACAACGAAGAACTGATCCGGGAGTACTGGGAGGACTGCCTGTACGACAGGCAGCACGCTTAATTCTCTCTTCCCCCCTAGACTAAAACCCCACCGTAACTTACGAGTGGGGTTTTCTCATGCCACCCGCACCTGCATAGGAGCGGGTTTTCTTATACCCATCCGCATGGAAGGAAAACCAAATTGTTCGTAGGAACCACTGCACAGGGACCTGCTGATGAAAAGACTGTCGAAGCTGCGCAGGCAGCCTCCGACGCTGCTGAATCTACGCAGGCCGACTCTACGGAAACCGATGCGAAGGCTGAAGCCTCGGCCTCGGCAGACACGCAGGCAGCGGACGCCGAAGCTCCCGAAGACTGGAAAGCTCACGCCCGACAGTGGGAGCGCCGAGCCAAGGCAGATCGCAAGCAGGTCGAGTCTTTGATGGCCGCGATTTCCGATAAGGACGCGACGATCGAGGGACTCCGCACTGAAGTCGCTGAACGCCAGCGTGCTGCCGAGCGCGCAGAAAAGATCGCTGCAGCCGCGTCAGAGTACGGCGTGCCCGCTGATCTGATCCGCGGAGATACGGACGAGGAGATCGCGGAGTACGCGAAGCGCCTCGCCGATTGGCGCGGCGAAACTGCCGCACCTGTGGTTCCGAAGCTTTCAGACTCCGGCGCAGGAAGCTTCCCTGCACGCCCGGCGAATCTGTCGATCGACGATCAGATTCTTGCCGCTCAGAAGGCCGGAGATTTCAAGGAGTCGTCCCGCTTGAAGGCGATCAAGCTCGCGCAGCTCGGACGCTCCTAACCATCCCATCAACACACTCTCTTCTCTTAAGGAGTTCCTTTCATGGCAACCATTTCCGAAATGGCAACCACTTACAATTGCCCGAACTACGTCGGGGAGCTTTTCAGCGCTTCTCCCGAGGACACGCCGCTGCTTTCCGCGATCGGAGGACTTACCGGCGGTGAATCCGTCGGCTCCACCGTCTTCACGTGGGAAGGGTACGACCTGCGCGATGCTGATGCTACTCGTCAGCGCACCGAAGGCGCCGACGCAACCGCACTCGAGGCGCGCGCTCGCTTCTCAGCCTCCAACGTGCTTGAGATCCATCAGGAAGCCGTCGCGGTCTCCTACACGAAGCTTGGCGCTACACGTCAGGTCGGGTCCGGCACCGGAGCAACTCAGGTCACTGCAGGCACCATGCCCGCGGATGAGCTTGCTTGGCAGGTCGAGCAGAAGCTCAAGGAGATCGCACGCGACATCGAGAAGTCATTCTTGACCGGCGTCTTCGCACAGCCCACCACCAACGCAACGCCTCGCAAGACTCGCGGCCTGATCTCGGCAATCACCACCAACACCGCGACGTCGACCCACAAGGCCTCGCAGCTGACCGAGGACGAGATCCTCGATCTGATGCAGAAGGTGTGGGCTGCGGGCGGTATTCAGGAGTCCGAGACCCGCACCATCATCGTCAACGCGACCCTCAAGCGCGCTTTGTCTCGAATCTTCATCAAGGACGCTAACTTCCGTCAGTCCGATCGCAGCGTCGGCGGCGTCAACCTGCAGACGATCGAGACGGACTTCGGCGCATGCAACATCATGCTCAATCGGTACATGCCGGTTGACAAGCTTGTCGTTGCTTCGCTCGAGCAGCTCAAGCCCGCTTTCCTCGAGGTCCCCGGAAAGGGCCACGTTTTCGCAGAGCCTCTGGCAAAGACCGGCTCTGCCGACAAGGTGCAGCTGTACTGCGAGACGGGACTCATCTACGGCAATGAGAAGGCACACGGCGTCCTGACCGTGGCTCAGGGCTGAGAAAGGAACCGCTGAAACATGGCTAAGAAGCAGACTCCAATGACAATGCTCACTTGCAAGGACTGCCCCGAGCTTCTCGTCACCTATCCGCGTGTGGAATTTCGCGGCGGATATGCCGAGACCGACGAGGAGACCGCGCAAATCATCCTTGACGAGCTGGGCGATCTGTACGGGATCGTGAAGACGCCTGTCATCCCAGCTGAGGAGGCTCCTGTGGAGGAGGCTCCGGCTGAGGTTCCCGCTGAGGGCTAGTAGATAGGAGGGGGAGGCAAGTGCCAAATCCAGAAAGTCAATCTGTGGAGGCGTTTGCCTCCCTCGCCGACTACGAAGCGATGTACGGCGCGGTTCCTGCGTCTGATCGGCAGACGATCACCGCGCAGCTGCAGCGAGCTTCTCGGATCGTCCGGGACGAGCTGGCTTATGCGGGAATCGACGTCTATGCCGACCGGGCAGCGGGCAAGATCCGCGCCGATACGTTGACCGACGTTGTTTGCGACATGGTCAATTATTCGGCGCGCCAGCAGGCTGGAGGCGTCCTCCCGGGCGTCACGCAGGCGACTATGACGGGCGGGCCTTATAGCCAGTCGTACACGCTTTCCAGCCCGGCTGGGAGCTTGTCTTTCACACGGCTCCATCGCAAGCGTCTGGGGATTCATGCGAGTCGCTTTGTCTCGGTCGACACGATCGGCGGGAAGCGATGATCCAGGGCGAGACTGTCCAGATTTCACGCGCGTCGATCGCGTATACCGACGCATATGGCGAAGCCAATATGGAGTGGCACCTCGCGGAAACTGTCGAGAACGTTTTAGTTGCCCCGGGGAATACAGCTGATCTTGAGCCGGGGATGCGTCCAGACGGAGACTCGATCAGTTTGACTCTTCATTTCCCGAAGACTTTCACCGAGTCTCTCCGCGGCGCGCGCGTCTTCGTGCGCGAAGAGACATGGGAAGTAATCGGTGATCCTCAGCCGTACACCGATCAGAACGTTCCCGGGGCGTGGAATCGCCCGGTCACGGTTCGTCTCGTAGAGGGGTGAAGCGCTGTGGGTAATCAGGTGAAGATCGAGCTGAATAACGCTGCTTTGCGCGAGCTCGCGACTCCCGCAGTCGTCCGCGCTGGTGAGGCGATCGCCAGGGCAGCAGGCCCGGGCTTTGTATTTGATCTCAAGCAAGGCAAGCGCCGACCCCACGGCGTCGTCAAGGCCAAGACGTTCGAGGCGCGCCGACGCAACCGCAAGGAAAACGCGCTTCTAAAGGCAGTCGGAGCAGGAAGGGTCTAACGACATGGATTCAACTGCGCTCCTGCGGAAGATGCTGGAAGCATATCTCTACCCGGTGAAAGCTTTCGTGCAGGTCCCGGCAACGCGGCCTGAAAAGTTCGTGACGGTCGAGCGCACCGGCGGGAAGATCGACGCTTTCTCAGATTCGCCGACTTTCGCTGTGCAGGCGTGGGCGCCGACTAAGGCGGAGGCCGCGGCCCTCGCCGAGGCCGCGGCAATGGCGATCGACAGTTGGCCGAAGACAGCGCCAGAGGTCGCTGACGCGACTGTCGAATCACTCTACGATTTCGCGGATCCCGACAGTCGCAGTCAGCGATTCCAGCTCACCGCACACGTCATCGTTTTCAACACGAGCCAGCCTGTGGCTGCTCCTCCTCCCATCGAAGAGTGGGATCACCTCTGACCCCCTCGCACACAGTTTTTCCCTTTTAGAAAGGAACAAATCAAATGGCACAGTCAACTCCCGGTCTCGTCACTACTGCTAAGCCTCAGAAGGGAGGGGCGGTCTCGTCTGCTCCTCTCGGTACGGCGATCCCTGCTGACGCTGCAGCAACGCTGAACGCTGCTTTCGTCAAACTCGGATACGTCTCCGAAGACGGCCTCACCAACGGTAACGAAAAGGACTCCGAGGATATTAAGGAATGGGGCGGAGATACCGTTCTCTCCGTCGGCACAGGTCGCAAGGAAACCTTCCAGCTGACCTTCATTCAGTCGCTCGATCCCGATGTCCTCAAGGAAGTCTACGGCCAGGACAACGTGAAGGTTACGTCGGGCAACAAGCTCGTGACCGTGGATCACAACGCGAAGGATATGCCTCATCGTGTCTTCGTGATCGAGATGATCATGGCAGGCGGTTACATCAAGCGCATCGTGATCCCGGACGGTCAGGTGACCGAGGTCGGCGACGTCGTCTACAAGGCCGGTGAAGCAGTCGGATACGAAACCACGATCACCGCGTATCCGTCGGCTGTGATCGACGGTTCCACCGCTCGTGAGTACATCGCGGCTGTCTCGGGCGGCGTGCTGCCTGCCTGACACGCGCACATCATTTCTGGTTAATCCCCCGCACAGAAAGAAATAATCACATGGCAATTCACACCATTAAGGGCGTCAAGCTCAACCTCAAGCCGGAGCAATTCGATGACATGGAGCTTCTTGAGCAGCTCGGAGAGATCCAAGATGGGAATCCACTGGTCTTCCCGAAGGTGATGCTTCGGCTCGCGGGAGGCTCTAAGAAGAAGCGCGATGAGATTTATGACGCTCTGCGAGATAAAGACGGGCGAGTCTCGGTCGAGGCTGCATCTGAATTCTTCATGAAGGCGATGCAGGCTGCAGCCCCAAAATCGCAGTCTTCGCAGGACTAGTCCTCAACTATCCGGACGAGCTGGAGGCGGATTTCATCCGCTTTTTCCAGAAGTCATGGAGGGACTTCGATTACAAGACAGCGGTCAGGCTGGCGAGTGTAATTGCTCGCCAGCCTGAATCGTGGGCGCACCGCGCGGCCAATCCTGATTGGGAGTGGGGCGTCTCAGAGCACCTCGAAGCCCATCAAGCCGACGTCTTGATGACGCTTTTGTGGTCGAAGACGAAGGACGCGGCCTCGGGCAGGAATGCTCCGAAGCCGATTCCGCGCCCGCACGTCGGCGAACGCAAGGCATCTGAGGATGTCGAGGAGGTCTCTCCGGAGGCCATCGACGCTTATCTGTCTCTGCCGCGTACCGCGGCCGATATGGAAGAGACGCAGTGAAAATCTAAATAGAGAGGGTGGATCCCAGTGGCAGAAGCCGGAGCCGATCTCGGGAGCGCATGGCTCAATGTGGTCCCTTCATTCAATGGGATGAAGCGTGAAATCGCAAAGGAATTGGGCGGCGTTGACGTCACTGGATCCACCTCATCGTGGGGCTCGCGACTCGGCGAGTCCCTCACTCGCGGCATCGGCGGCGCTATTGAGACGATCGGGAAGATCGGCCTCGGCGCCACCGCTGCAGCCGTCGGCGGAATCGGAGCTGCCCTCGGAGCTTATATCCCGGAGGCCATCAAGGCGTCGGATGCGACGGACAAATTCCAAAACACTCTGAAATTTGCTGGCGTTGATCCGGGCAAAATTAAGGATCTGACTGCTGCAGCGCAGACCTACGCTGACAAGACGATCTACGATCTGCAGGATATCCAGTCGATGACGTCGAAGCTGGCCGCGAACGGGGTCAAGGGCTTCGATAAATTGGCAGAGGCTGCAGGCAACCTGACAGCAGCAGCGGGCGGCGGCAAGAACGAATTCGCGGCTTTCGGTTACGCGATGGTTCAGGTCAACGCTGCCGGGCGTCTGATGACTCAGGACTGGAACCAGATTGCAAACGCGATCCCCGGTGGCGCTGGAAAGATCATGCAGGCCCTCAAAGATATGGGCGCGTATACCGGGGATTTCCGGGACGCGATGGCTAAGGGCAAGATCTCAGCCGAGGATTTCAATAAAGCAATCATGTCCCTCGGCTTCGACGAAGTCGCTATCAAGGCGGCTCAGTCCGCGACGACTTTCGAGGGAGCTTGGGGCAACCTCGAGGCCTCGCTGAATAAAGAGCTGACAGGCTCGCTGCGCGAGGTCAAGAAGCCGATGACCGAGCTGATCAATGCGGTCGCGGACAATCTTGTCCCTCAGTTGGGGGAGAAGTTGGCTCCGGCGGCGCAGAGCGCGGCTGGCTGGATCCAGCGTCTAGCGGATTCGGTCAAGAGCGGCGAGACCAACATTAAGTCCCTTAAGGGGCAGCTTGAGGCCGTCACTGGCGGCTTCGGAGCGATGCTCGCGGCGGGCGCTGGCTTGAAGAACTTCCAGCAAATCGCTGGCTTCTTCGGAGGCCTCGACGGCGCCCTGGGCAAAGCATCCGGCTCTGTGGTCGATTTCGCTAAGGGAATGCCCGAAGCAGGCAAGTCTCTCGCCTCCCTCAAGAATCTCCCCGGTGAAGTGACTGGCGCTTTCGGCCAGATGTCGAAGCGTGTCGCGTCGGCGCGGTTTGAGATGACCGGCGTATCCGACGGATTCTTCGACACGCTTTTCGGAGGCACGCGCCTCGGCTCCGCTCTCTCGGCGGCTAATGGGAAGCTGTCCTCCGGCATGGGCGTGCTTAAAGGCACTGTCTCGCAGTCCGCGTCTTTCGTGGGACGTGGCTTTGAGGGAGTCGCCGAGCGGATGGCACCTGCGGTCTCCCGGATCGGTGGGGTCGCGTCGTCTATCGGGGGGAAGATTACCGGCCCGCTGGCACCGATTGGTGCGCGTGTGCGCGGCGCGTTTGCACCTCTGGGCGCGGCTTTCGATGGTTTCGGAGCGAAGCTTTCTGGTCTCGCGCCGAAGGCGAGTCAGTCTCTCGGCAAGCTCGGCGGCTTGTTTGCTCCCGGTCGCATGCTGAAGGTCCTCTCGTTCGGTGGCCTCGCGGCTGCTGCTTTCGCGGGGATTGGCGCGATCGTGCAGCAGGGCGGTGTCGAGTTGGTCGCTCAGATCGGCAAGACTCTGCAGGGCCTGCCAGGGCAGATCGCGCTCTATGGTGAAAAGATCGCTCAGTCCTTGCCCGAGGCCCTAGCGACGGGCACGAATATCGTCACGATGGTCATTAATGCCATCACGCAGTCGATGCCGCAGCTGTCGAATGCGTTCGGGAAGATCGTTCCCGCGCTCGTCAAGGGTTTGTCTGACGCGCTGCCAGTTCTCCTTCCCGCTGTGGCTCAGATGATCACAGCGATCACGACAGCGCTTGTGGAGAACGCTCCGATGCTCATCGAATCCGGCCTCCAGCTCCTCCAAGGGCTGGTTGACGGGATCTTCGCAGCCCTCCCCGTGCTGATCTCCGCGCTCCCGCAGATCATCCAAACCTTCATGAATGGATTTCTGCAGGCCCTACCGCGAATCCTAGAGATGGGCACACAGCTCCTCCAATCGATCATCGACGGTATCTTGCAGACGCTGCCTGTGCTGATCGCGATGCTTCCCCAGATCATCACGACAGTCATCAATGGCCTCGTGCAGGCGCTTCCCCAGATCATTCAGGCAGGAGTGGGCATGCTCAATGCCCTCATCAATGGATTGATCCAAGCGATCCCCATGCTGATCGAGGCACTCCCGACGATCATCACGACAATCGTGGACACGCTCCTCAATAATCTCCCGCAGATCATCGAGGCAGGCATCCAGCTCCTGATCGGAGTCATCACCGGCATCGTGCAAGCGATTCCTCAGCTGATCGCGATGCTCCCGCAGATCATCGTCACGATCGTCACGACCCTCGTGCAGAATATCCCGAAGATCATCTCCGCGGGTATCCAGATCCTCGTCGGTTTGGTCACTGGTATCGTGCAGGCGATCCCGCAGATCGGCGGCGCGATCGCGCAAGTCGGCTCAAGCATCATGAGCGCTGTCGCGGGCTTCCCGCGCATGCTCTTCGAGTCCGGCAAGAAGATCATCAGCGGCTTGATCGACGGTATTAAATCGATGTTCTCGAGCGCCAAGAACGCGGTCTCCGGTTTCTTGTCCGGTATCCGTAACCTGTTGCCCTTCTCTCCCGCTAAAGAAGGCCCTTTCTCCGGTCACGGATGGACCTTGTATTCCGGCATGTCGATCGCAGAAGCGCTCGCGGATGGTATGCAGCGCCGAGGCCACCTCTTCAAGGAAGCTGTGGCCGACACGCTGGCTGAGGGTCAGGCTCAGATTCGAGACCTCGAAGCCGGGCAGCTCACTGCAGTCGGCGCTTATCGTCGGGCGTCGATGATGTCTGACTGGACTCTTGGTAAGACTCAGTCTGCTCGCGAGCTGGTCGTCCGCGACGTTAATGATCAGCTGGTCGGGCGTATGCGCGTCGAAGCCTACGGAGTCACGGGCGATGCTCTCGGGAGCGTCTCGCGTGGATCGCTTCGCGAGCGCATCGGTATCAGCCGTTAATCCCCTCAGCTCTTATACCTATATATAAGGAGTAAAAATGACGTGGTGGTCCGGGTCTTCTGGCTATCTCATGGTTGGTATCGACATCTATCAGCATGGGGATCCGAACTCAGGCTCCGTCGAGCTGGAGATCGTCTACCGCGTCAAGGCTGATGGCTACGGTCATAATTGGTCGAATACTCTGCATCGCTGGGGCGAGGTCTCCGGCGACGTAGGCTTCTCCTTCTCGTCGGGTCGCGGGGGATACGACGAGAAGGAGATCACTCGCGAGCGACGAACCTATCGCACGGAATACGGGAGCGGGCGTCACGTCGAATTCTCCGCGTCTATCGGGCCTATTTGGAACGGCGGCGCGCCGCAGCTGACTGTCGGTTGGGACATCCCCGCGAAATCGTGGGGTAATCCTCCGACGCCGAGCAATTTCACAGCGGCATCGCGCGCTGACGGCACTGTCCTCGTCACGTGGGATATGTCAACCGACCCAAATGCGCCCGCCGATTGGCTCGGCGTCGATCGCTGGGATGCCTCGACCGCGCAGTATCGTCGCCTCGCTAACCTCCCGGCCTCGGCTCGTAGCTGGGTCGACAAAAACGTCCCCGCAAATGATCAGTACCGCTGGCGCATCCACGCGTGGCGGAATGACGGCGCCGAGTCGGGCTGGGTCGAGAATAAAGCAGGCTCGCCTAACACGACCGCGCCCGGCGACCTCTACTCGACCCCGGGCGCACCGAAAGACGTCAAAGCCTCGAAGATTACCGGCGGCGCAATCCGCGTCACGTGGACGAAGACCACTCCTTACCCTGATCGGTGGGGCGTCGAAATCTGGGACGGCGACACCAAGGTCGGCACCGCGCCAGCTGGCGCGACCTCATGGACGCACTCCTCCTTCAATCCCTCGATTACCCATCAATACCGGGTCCGTCAGCTCGGCCCGGGCGGTCTCGTCTCCCCATACAGCGAGACCTCCAATAGCGTCTACGTCCTCTCCGTCCCGGGCACTCCCGGAGGACTCAAGCCCCAAGGATCGACGATCCCGGCGGGGGAGGGCCTCCTCGAGTGGATCCACGCGACACAAGACACCACAGCGCAGACCAAGGCTCAGATCCGTCTCCGCGCTCGCGGCGCCTCCGACTGGTCGACCTACACTGTCACCGGCGACTCGCAGCAGTACAGTCTCGCGGCCTTCGGTGAGGGCACCTACGAGTGGCAAGTCCGCACGTGGGGTATGTATAAGCCCAACGAGGAAGCCGGTGCGTCCCCGTGGAGCGCGGTCTCAAGCTTCCTGATCTCCTCGCGCCCAGTCGTCGGAATCCTCACACCTCAACCGACGATCGACACAAGCGCGCTATCCGTCTCTTGGTCCTACAGCCAGCAGGGCGGCGCGAAGCAGGTCCTCGCGCGAGTCCGAGTCACCGACGCGACCGAGAATCGTGTCGTCGCCGATGAAACGATCCAGGGCACAGCAACCTCCTACAAAGTGCCAGAGCGCGCAGCAAACGGCCACGAATATATCGTCGTGGTGTCTGCGCTTTCGGATGAGGGCCTCAGCTCCACAGAAGCCACGCGACGATCGAAAGTCCGCTATGCGCCTCCCGAGGCTCCAAAGGTAACCGCTCAGTGGGATGACTCGACAGGCGTCGTCTCCATCGGCATCACCAATCCCGCGCCGAAGGCCGGGAAGACAGTCGCTGCCGTCTCCAATCAGGTCGATCGATCACAGGACGATGGGCAGACATGGGAGACGATCGCTTCTGATCTCCCGACGGACGTGACCGTCCAAGATCGCGAAGCCCCATCTGGCGGCAAGACGCTCTACCGAGTCACGGCCTCCAGCGTCACTCCCTCCTCCGAGTCGACGACAGTCACCGTCACCGCTGCCAGTCGCCAAGTCTGGATCTCCGGAGGCCAGGGCTTCCGCACATGCGTCGGCTTCAAGTACGAGCCAGAAGTAACCGTTACCCCCAGCCTCCTGCATCGCGAGGTGAAGCACTTTGCAGGCCGCGCTCGCGGCGTAGAGGTTACGGGGACGGCTGTGCAGCGGTCGATTGCGATCAGCGCTGTCCTTACGGATTCCGAGTACGAGTCGCATATGAGGAAGCTCGAGCAACTCGCGGTGCTTCCTGCTCCTTTCCTCTACCGCGACCCTCTCGGACGTCGAATCTACTGCAGTCTCTCGTCGATCTCAGCGCCTCGCAGCGTCGGCGGAATCTGGAAAGTCTCTCTCGAGCTTGAGGAGGTCGAAGCGTGAGCCTCACAGGGCACCGGCAGGCGTCGATCGAGGTTATTCTTCTCGACTCTAATGAGCGCGAAAAAGGTCGTCTCGACGGCGTCGAGGGCGGCGAGGTGTCGATGAGCGCGGGCTCACGCCTCCGCACCTCGGGGACACTGAATCTCATCGACCGCGGGCAGGAGATCGATTGGGCGAAAGACCGAGTCAAGATCATCTACAAGCTCGCGAGCGGTGAGAGCTGGCCTCTCGGAGTCTTCCTCTTCGCCTCACCGAAGCTCTCGTACAGCGAGGGCGGATCGAGCTTGCAGGTCGAGCTGATCTCAAAGCTATCGCTGCTCGATGGGGATGCGTTCGTCGCTGCCTATCAGACTGTGCCCTCGAATCATCCTCTCGCGCACGTCCGGCACCTCCTGACAGACGTCTCTCCGGTGAATATCACCGATGGTGGGCCGATGCTTTCCTCGTCGATGGTCTGGGACGCGGGCACGCCGAAGCTGACCGCGATCAATGACATTCTCCAAGCGATCGGCTTCTGGTCCCTCACAGTCGGAGCCTCTGGCGCTTTCGAGGCCTCACCTTATGTCGAGCCTTTGCGTCGCGCGAAAGTCTGGGATTTCGTCGAGGGAGAGAACGCGATTCACCTTGCGGATTTCACGCGTGAGCAAGACCTAGCAGCTATCCCGAATCGGTATATCTGTGTCTCCCAAGGCAGCGGAGAGAAAGCTGGATTCGTGGGGTATGCGGAAAACCGTGATCCCGCGTCGCCTGCTTCCTATCAGGCGCGAGGCCGATGGGTGTCGAAGGTAGAGACGGGCGTGGAGGCAGCTAATCAGCAGGTGATTACGGATCTTGCGAAGCGGCGACTAGCCGCGGCTTCCGGAGCGGTCGGGAAGATTGAAATTCAGCATCTCCCGTTACCTCTGGCTCCTAATGACCTCGTCGGTTATCGCTCGGGCGGCGTGAGCGTACTTGCCACAGTCCAGGAGACGCGGATCCAGCTTGAGCCGACAGCTCTACAGACGACGACTCTTAAGGAGGTAGGACGTTGGTAGAGGATCTCACCGGCTTCCTAGCCGAGCAGCTCGAGGCTGTCGCTGGGATAGCAGGGGAGAAGGTATCCCTCCGGTGGGGGACGATCTCCGCTGTCAGTCCTGTCTCGGTCATCCTCGATGGCCAATCCGCGGCGCTCACGAGTATTGACGTTGTCGGGTCTCCGGTCCAAGGGCAGCGCGTCCCAGTACTGCTGGCCGCGCGTCGCGCTCTAGTCCTCGCATCCGGAAGCGCAGCAGCAGTCCAGACGAGTCCCGCTGTCCCGGTGGGCACGGTCATCGACTTCGCTGGCGCATCGGCTCCGGAGGATTACCTGCTCTGTGACGGGGCGACGTATCCAGTCGTGCAGTATCCGCAGCTCGCGCAAGTCCTCGGCGGGCGCTTCCGGTTTGGCGATATGTTCCGCGTCCCGGATCTTCGAGGCCGCGTCTCAGTTATGGCCGACGGGTCGGGAGAATTCTCGTCTGTCGGTCAGACCGGAGGCGAAAAACGGCACCAAATCACGATCGGTGAAATGCCTGCTCACCGCCACGCGGGCAACGATCGCACGTGGTTTGACCGCCAGAAACGCAACGGCAGGCAGTCTTTTATCTCCCTCAACCAAAGCAACGGCAGCTGGATTGCGACTGCTGCGAATGACGGCCTGACCAATGGGGACACCGAAACAGGGCAGACCGGCGGGAACCAGTCGATGAGTCTGCTCCAGCCTTACTACACAGTGCAGAAGATCATCCGCGCCAAATAAGGAGAAGCGCCTAGATGGCTATTTTTACGGACTCAATCACCAAGGCAACGATCGACCTCGCGACTCTGACGGATCGCGATCTCGCCGAGCTGCAGACAATGGCCGAGCACGAGATTCACCGGCGCTCTGTCATCGCTGAGTCTCCCGAAAAGCTTAAGAGCCTTTTCGAGGAATACGAAGCCGCGGGAGGAGATCGCGGCCTCCTGCTCGATCGTGTGGATCCATCGCTTCGCGCTCCTGACCCGTCGACCCTGCCTCCCGCGGTCGAAGAGCCTCTCTGATCCCCTCCCGATCCCACACCATCCCATCCATTCCCATCCATTTCTATCTCATCGAAAGAAGGAAAACACAGTGCAGCTAAATCACGAAGACGAGGAAACGAAGGTCCGTCAGATGCCCGAATTCGGCGATGGGCCAGCCGACCCGAAGCCCGAAACCAAGGAGGCCTGACCAATGGCAGACGCACGGCAGGTACTAGACATCGCAGGCTCGCAGGTCGGATACAACCGCTGGGACGACCCGGAAGAAGGCACTAAGTATGGACGCTGGTACGCGAAGAAAACGTCGTCAGCCTACTTTGGCACTTCGGGAGTAGCGTTCTGCGGGATGGGCGTCTCGTGGGTTCTCGATCAGGCAGGCACGAGCCTTCTCGGGGATGGACGCCTCTACGCTTATGTCCCGTGGATGGTGCGCGACGCTTCACAAGTCGGTCGTCTCGTCGGCTTCTATGACATCCAGCCGGGGGACGTCCTCTGCTTTGACTGGGATGGCGACGGCTTGGCCGACCACACGGGCTTCGCTAATTACCGCTCCAACGAGTATGTCAATACCATTGAATTCAATACGGCCAGCGGCGCGGCGGGCTCGCAGTCCAATGGAGGCGGCGTATACCGGCGCGTCCGTGCTCACGACGATATCTGCGCTGTGATCCGGCCCGCATTCGCTCCAGCGCCAGCCGGAGACGGCTCTCTCACCGTCGATGGCTACTGGGGCGCAGACACGACCCGGAAGCTGCAGGAAATCCTCGGCACGACCGTCGACGGCATCGTCTCCAGTCAGGATGAGGATTATAAGGATGATAATCCCGGCCTCACGACCGGCTGGGAATGGGTATCAGCCCCCGAGGGCAGCGCAGTCATCGAAGCCCTACAGGCCACTCTCGGCGTCGAGCAAGACGGCATCTTCGGCCCCGAGACAATCCACGCTCTCGAATCGCACTATGGCTTCGAGCCTGACGAAGGTCTCGACGCTCCCTCCAATACGATCCGCGCTTTGCAGCAGGCCCTCAACAACGACGCAATCTAAGGAGACCGAGATGACACCCGAAATCGTAACAATCGCATCAATCCCCGCGATCCTTGCTCTCACCAACCTCGCCAAGTCCCTTGGCCTGTCAGGTAAGGTCTCGGCACTCCTCGCTGTCGTCCTCGGCGTCGCGCTCGCGGTCGCACAGTACGAACTCGCGGGGTACGGCTGGTATCAAGCAGCTGTGCAGGGCATGATCCTCGGTCTCTCTGCAGCGGGCCTCTACGATGTCTCGAAGCCGCGAGTTAGCGACTCTTACGAGGGCGCCCATCGCGCAGGATCTCGGTGATGCCTATGATGCCTCCGGCAATCAGCGACTTTTTCAGCGCCGATCTGGTAGCAGCGCTGTCATCCCTCCTCGTGATGGGTATCGGCGTCGTGATCGCGTATCTGAAGGTCGTCCAAAGCAAGATTAATAGCCAACTGAAAGACCTCCACAAGGGGGTCAGTGAGGTTGGGGAGGTCGTCGAGTCCGTCAAGGATCAGACTCACAACGATCACTCGACGAATCTGCGTGACGACATCGACGCTCTTGGCGGGAAGCTCGACGACGTCAGCGAGCTACTCTCAGACGTAGCTCACACCCAGCAGCTGCAGGGTCAAGAGATCAGCGCTCACGGTAAAGTGCTCGCGCAGCTGCAGGCAGCTCAGCAGCAGGACCGCGCGGAGCGCATCGCACTAGACTCGCACGCTCACGATGAGCATGAGCGGATTTGGCAAGAGCTTGATCGATTGAAGAAAAAGCTCTGAGCGGGAAAACAGCCCTCTATCTCCGAAAAATCGGGGGTAGAGGGCGTTTTTCGTGCGCTAGGGGCACCTTTTTTCTCTGAGAGGTCTATTCTCGATAAAAAATATCGATTTCGACACGCTCAGCAGTTCGCTGCATACGCGATCTTGGGAGCGCCCCCATTACGCCCCCAAGTTTTTACGTGGGTGTGTTTCTGCAGGTCAGGCATGGTTGTTTATTGTTTCCCCCCATCTCCACTTGTGCCTCGGGATTCCTATGGAATCCCGAGGTTTTCCATTGCTATCAAGGCTTTTCTGGGAATGTCGCTTGAGTGCAAGCGCGGTTTCAAAGAGCGTATGTGAGTGTTTTTTTGCCCCCCAATACGCCCCCGGTGGCGCCCCCACGGCCTCGGCAAACGAAATCCATTGAACGTTCTTTCAGAAAATTCTCGATCAATGCGCAATAGTGGTAATAAAATCCAACAGAACATATAGCAAGAGTGTGTGAAGCTCTCATTTTATAAGGCTTACGAACCTTGGAATCTTGCGCTTTGATGCGCATGTGTGTGCGAAATAAAACCGCTCGCGATGCGCATCAAAATGTATAAGAAAGCTACAAGAATAGTCGCAGAAATCTTGTAGCTGATGAATAGCTTCGTTAAAGAATCTTTTATTTATGTTCACACCTTGAGTTTTTAGTGTTGAGGATCAATAGGCCACTCCCTTCCGATCAGCGAAAACAATGTGGGTCTGGCCTATCTCACGTACTCACAAGGAAGATCCTCCGCTATGAAACGCAGATACCTCGTGGGAAGCGTCGGCGCCGCTGCGGCAATCGCGCTCCTTCCCTCCCTGAGCACCACCCATACCGCCGTCGCCGCCGACGGCAACACGACCTACGGTGCCTCTTTCCCCTATACCCGTTACGAGGCCGAGCGTGGCCGACTTGACCGTGCACACGTCGTCTCGCTTGACGAGAGCCAGGCTGTCAACGACATGCTCGACTCGACGGCGATTGAAGCTGGCGAACAGTCCTATGTTGAGCTCGAAGGTAAGGGGTCTTCCGTGAGCTTCACTGCTGAAGTTCCCGGGAATGCAATTGATCTTCGATTCACTCTTCCTGACCACAAGGCCGGAAGCGTTGATATTCGTATTAACGGAGAAAAGGCCGCTACTTTTAATCTCTCGTCAGAAACTGCGTATCAGTATGTTCAAAAGAGCAAGGTATTTGACGAAGAGAAAGACAAGTTGGCAGGCGAAGGGCCTGCGCATGCGCGCTTCCAATTTGATGAGGTCCATACTCTGCTCAATCGCCAAGTAAACCCGGGAGACACGGTCAGTGTCGTTCGAACGGGGAGTGAAGGTTATGCCTATGGCATTGACTTTATTGAACTTGAACAGGCTCTTCCTGAAATTCAGCGTCCCGACAATTCGGTAAGCATTACTGATGATGACCTGACGGTTACGGAAGAAGTGAAACCGGGGGAATTTCAGACTCGTTCGGTTCACGCATGGGCCAACGATGGAAAGGACGACTCTGAAGCTTTCCTAGCAGCCCTTAAGCGCGCATCGGATGAGAAGAAGACTCTGTATATTCCGCGTGGAACCTTCGAGTTTGATAGCCAGCTCGTGGTTCGGCATTCTCCAGATGATAACCACCAGCTGATGATCCAAGGTGCAGGTATCTGGTACTCGAATCTCTTCTTCCGTAACCCGAACAAGGCCAGCGGTGGAATTGTTCTTGAACATACCAGCCATGACCTGCAGTTCCGTGACTTCTACATGTCGACTAATCTCAAGTCCCGTTACGACGAAGGGGCAAACTATAAGGGATTCCAAGGCGTCACCAAGAATTCACAGTTTGTGAACCTCTGGATCGAACACTTCGAGTGTGGCTTCTGGATGGGTGACTATGTCAACCAAAAAGACATGCAGTACACCGAAAATATGCTGGTCGATCACTCCCGTATTCGCAATAACTTTGCCGATGGTCTGAACTATTCGCAGGGCAGCCGGGATTCGGCCGTTCGCAATTCCAATGTTCGTGGAAACGGCGATGATGGTCTTGCCTCCTGGTCAAGCCACGCAGAGTCAAAGCCGAATGATCCCGTTCAATACGTATCGAATGCTCGTCACACCGACAATATTGAGTTCACGCACAACACGATCGAGCTCGGGTGGCGCGCAGGTGGAATCGGTTTCTTTGGTGGATCCGGGCAAAAAGCAGAGAACAACCTCATCACGGGGAATTTTGAAGGCGCAGGTATTCGTCTCAATACGGTGTTTGGTGGCCACAACTTCGATTGGAACTTGACCTTGAACAAGAGGGCCAGCATTCAGCGCAACAAGATCGTTCGTAGCGGCACTCAAGATGACTACTACGGCGGCTCCCGTGGCGCGATTGACTTCCAGGAGATGTTCGGCCGCATTGCTGGCGTTGATCTTTACGACAACATCATCGTCCGTCCTTTTGCAGAGGACATTCGTTCGGACTTCGCCTTCACTGACAAAGAGAAGAAGCTTCGCGGCATGAGCATTGGTGACAACCCGCGCAGAGACTGGGATGGCTACGAGCCTCAGCATCTGGTTGTGAACTACGCTCGCGTCA